CTCCTGTGAATTGATCCAGTCTTTTCGCATCAGGCCTCGAAGCTGTTGTCGCAGCTCGGGGCTTTTTCTTTTCCCATCACAGCTTCAACTGCCTGCCTGGCAACCTCAGCTATAAGGCTTGTTTCCCACACCTTCTCCAGCAGCACGAAAACAGTCGCCATATCGCGAAGGTTTAAGCGGCTTACTTTCGATTCGTGCCATCCAGCTTCGTCAGCCAAAACTCGCTGGCCTTTGTGGGTCAGGCGGCTACGTAATTCAGTTTCCACTTGGTTGATTAACTTGCTGTTTCTTGCGTGGTCCATTGCGTATTATTTCCATGTTGAATTAGTTACGTGCGATCACCCTATGGTGTCGCATTGGTTGCTCTACAAGCGGCAGAGCGGTTCAGAGTTTTAAAGAGCGGTGAAACTTAAGCTGCCGTGTCAGCAGCCTTCATGTATCGCTGCGGGTACAGAATCTGCATTTCGGTAATCTTCCCTTTGAAGTACCGAGACAATTTCTCCGCCGTTTCAAGAGAGGGAACCTGCATTCCCCTTTCGATTCGGCTGAGGTTTCCAACGTCCAGCTGTGTGGCGATGGCTACCTCTGCGATTGTCAGTTTTTTCTGTACACGCATTTTCCGTAATGGCGTTGACATAATGCACCTCCTAAATGCGCTATACGCATAATATGCGAAACTGAAAATTTGCGCAAGGCGCTTTGCGCGTGACGCATAAAAAAGGTTAGATGTACGTCATGAAAATAGGCGAAAAAATTAGACAGATTCGCAAAGCGAATAAGATGACGCTCAGTGAGCTGGCTCTACGCGTTGAAAGCGACGTGGGTAACCTATCGCGCCTGGAGCGCGGTGTTCAGGGCTACAGTGAGCAGCTTCTGAATAAAATAGCTGCAGCCCTCTCAGTTCCTGTAAGTGAGCTATTCTCTTCTAGTGAGGCTAATGATACTGTAGATTCATACAGTATTAGTTCCATTAAGAAAAAGGGGAGAGATGATGTGTACAGGATTGATGTGCTTGATGTTTCAGCCAGCGCAGGAGATGGCTCGCCCTCGAAAGATATCATTGAAGTCATAAGGTCCATTGAATATGTGCCTGACCAGGCAAGGGTGATATTCGGAAATCGACCGGAGTCTTCCGTAAAGCTGATCAACGTTCGCGGCGACAGCATGGAAGGAACCATTGAGCCGGGAGATCTGATTTTTGTCGATGTAGCAGTGTGCAACTTCGATGGAGATGGAATTTATGTTTTCGACTTTAACGGGGATATGTTTGTTAAACGCCTACAAAAGGTGAAGAGCGAACTGATAGTTATCTCAGATAACCCGCGCTACCGCGAGTGGTCCATTACTGAGGAAGAAATGGATATGCTCCATGTTGCAGGGCGCGTCATGCTTAGCCAGTCACAGCAATACAGGCGCCACGGTTAACCCTCCCCTTTCTGCATAAAAGCCCGCCTTGAGCGGGTTTTTTTGTGCCTAATGCATATCTGCAAAAAAATAAATCCCCTTCTGTTTCATGCGCATACATAAACATCATGCCAAAACACAGCTACACGCTAAAATATGCGCTTGACGCATTTGCGCAGTACGCATAATATTTACCCCATCAGCAGGACGCACCGCACCACCGACACGATGTCGAGCTCTTTAATAATCAGGATTTCTACCGCCGCTTGCGGTAGACCAAAGCGCAGTAGCCTTTGGGATTGGATGAATGCGCAGGCAGGGCTGGGGGAGTGACCCCGGCGTCGGCTGAAGTCGCTGGATAACAAACCCGCCTCGAGCGGTGGCTAAACCAGCGCACGTGAACAGCGAGGAGCACCGGCCATCCAATCACCAAAGTCAATTTCAAAGCCAAGCCGCTGGCGATATGACGCGGCATATAGAGATAGGAGGATGTATGTAAATGACAACATTTAAAACCGAAGACTAATTAAAAATTGCCTGGCGCCAGGGTGGCTCATTGATATGTGAGTGCCAGCCCTGCTTACTCCCCCGGGGCCGCTCGGGGGTTTAAGGAGTTGCTTTAGCAATGCCATGCATCGCTAAGTCAATTGGGAGGTACACATGGTTGATATCGTCTTTAAACGCAGGAAAGAAAACAGCAAGTCACGCCGGATGCGTGAACGTGGTGAGCATTACGCAGCTTACAAAGCTCTGTGCGACGCTGACCGGGCAATAGCGAGGAAGCTTGAAGCTGCGTTCACGAAGCTGTCAGAGGGTTGCACAGCTAAAGTGGCGCGTGCAATCAACGGGCCGAGTGTTCGTGATGTGAAAGAAGTCGAGTTTGTGACTCGCGAGGATCCGCAGTACCGGAAGGTGAAAAACCCTTACGGACAGCACATTAACGCCCGCCAGAAGATGCGCGGGCACAGCATTCCACTGATTTGAGGTGAGTATGGGAAACCTGAGTTATTGCCAGTTCAGAAATACAGCTAGTGATTTCAAGCAATGCCTTGAGGCCATCGGTAATGCCGAATCAATCGATGACATCAGCAAATCTGAACAGCAAGCCGCAGAGGAGTTGCGCCAGATGGCAGATGAATATTGCAATTGGTATGACCAGCTTACTGGTGAATAGTCGGCCTTTAACAGCGGCGCTGCCGCAGGAGTGAGAGATGGAAATGACCCGCAGTGAAAAAGTCTTGTATGTACAGAAATCCATTTCAGAAGGTTTCAAGCCTTACTTTGAAGTGACGGCAGACCAGGTTAACTCCCTGTCAGCAGAATCTCTGGATATAGAGCTGGATTGCGCCAGAAACTGGCAAGGTGACGAATAACAGCCTCGCAAATGCGGGGCTTTTTTATGCCCGGATCGCACCATGATAGTAACTCGCAAAGATGGTAAGTGGCGCGTCACAGCACAGGCCTGCGGCTACTCATGGCGTGCTGAGAAGTTAAAAGACAACGGCGAGCGAGCTGATAACAAGCTGGCTGTAACGCTCAATAAAGAGCAATGGGAAAGGTGGAGGGTTGGATGAAAGAGTTTAAAGGCGTGCCGTTCTATGCAATAGCCGAAGATGTTTTCACGGTAAACAGTGAGGCTATAACTTCGGTTTATGCTGATTACACGACTCAAGAGCAAGATGAAGAGCTGGCAACGCTGTTCGCCGCCGCTCCTGAGCTTCTCTCTGCTCTGCAAAATATTGTCAATTACCACTTCGGAAAAACCGCTACTGCGCCCGCTTACTTAGAAGCCAAAGCAGCCATCGCCAAAGCACTGGGAGAATCACAATGAGCAAAGAGACAGGCGGGCCAGCGTTTCCAGAGCTGGGTAATGTTGGTCATAACAGCGATTGGCAGTCGGAGAACGGCATGACGCTGAGGGATTACTTCGCGGCTAAAGCGCTTCAGGGAATGATGGCAACTATCAGCAGAGGTGCAGATGGAGGTGCTGACGTTAATGGGCCGAACTTTGCCAGGGGCGCGTATATCTTGGCAGATTGCATGATTGCTGCACGCGGAGAGTAACTGAGGAGAAGAGGATGGATGCAGCATATGAACTAAGCATTGACCTCCAAGAGTGCGGGGGAGGCATTGTGCAGCACGAGCGGGTGATCAGGGGGTGGTTGGTTCGGGCGGGAAGCCCGCTTACCGACGATGAGAAGTCTTACGCCATGCGGGATGCATTTGGCATGTCATTTGAAGCTGACGAGGCGCTGAATAAAGTCCATTTGAAAATGTTTGGAAAGATCATCCACGAGTGATATCGCAAGCCGTATTCCGAGAGTGCGGCTGACGATGACACCCAGTCATCAAACGCGCTTTAGTCGTCAAGGCTACAGCAGTTGCGATTTTTGTCCTCGACG